GATCTTGTTGCGGTACCAACCGTCGATGTCGGAACCCTTGATATTGACTTGGAGGGGGAACGACTGCGTCGCGGCCCCCTTGCGGGTACGGCGGATCACGCGCCCACCGGGGAACGAGATCACCTTGCCCTTCGACTTCGCCTCGTAGGTCATCAGGATCCACGTATTCAACGTGGCCAACTCAGCACCCCAGATAGTCTGGCGAAGCTCGTTGGACTGCAGGGTCGGAGTCAGCGCCATGTTGGTGGCGATGCCCGACTGGTTGGTGATGGTCTGGCCGAAGGACGAGCGCGGCTTGCCAGACAGGTCGTGCATAGCGTTGAGCGTCTCTTCGAGGTGGCCCTCGATATCGGGCAAGGAACCCTGCGGCCACACGAGGTACCGCAGGTCCCCATCAGGTCGGATCGGGATGATCGAGCTTTCGCCCGCCAAGTGGGTCTGCAGCTTCGCAGCAGGGACACCGGAGCCGACGTCGATGACGGGCGGGTCCGCAGTCTTGGCGATGATGTCAGCCTTCTGGCTGAACAGCTCGTTGTAGTACTTGTTCAGCTCGACAACTTGGTCGATGCTGTTCTCTGGCTCGCGCTCGTCCCCGACCACGCTGTTCTTGAACTCAAGGAACGGCACGCCCTTGAAGGGAAGGCCCAGCTTCTGGTAGTGGAAGGCGTTGCCCATCATGCGGGCCCACTCGCCGTCACGGTTGTAGTAGTCGATGACAGTGGTGTAGCCGAGGCCCGGCCCCTCGGGACGGTCCTCAAGGTTGTAGTCTCCGTAGCCCTCGCGCAGGCTGAGCGCGTCAGTCACGCCGCCCTGCACTTCCGACACGGGACGCGCCTGTGAAGGCATCGCGAGGTCGGAGTTGTCATCGCCGGTGATATCAGCGGAGTACTGCGGGTACTCCATCTTCAGCGCACGGGTCAGGCGCCGCGTCACGTAGATGCACTCGAAGATCTCATCGCCGTCATAGGCGGGATAGAAGTTCTCGGGGACGCAAGACTTCCACATGACGTGGTTCTCGTCCGGGTCCCACCAGAGGTAGATGATGCCGCGCCGTAGGACTACGGAGTGGAACGCGGCATTGAGCAACTGGAGGTGAGCATCGTTCAGCTCCCAGTTGCCGTAGAGAACACCTTCAAGCTGCTCAGCTAGCGCACGGCCAGCCTGCTCAGCGGAGGGCGGCTTCACCATGATGCCGGGAAGCTCGCCCATCAGGATCTGAACGTCCTTGTCCGCGATGGGCTTGGTGTAGTTGATGGTAAGGCCATAGCGGTTCAGGCCCGGCTTCGCGTTGCCGAGTCCTTCCCACTGGTCACCGATGTAGGCGTTACGGCTCATCAGGTATTCGCCGTTGCGGTTCGCCCACACACGCCGCAGCTCGTCGTAGAGCTCTTCGACGTAGTTTCTGTTTACGGCAGTCTGACCCTCTTCATCCGTAGATACCTCCGAATATTGGTTGGCCAACTGATCGCTCCTCGAATGCTCTATGAACTGCCATGGCTAGAGCGATGACTGTATCTTGACGAAGCTTCTTGTCATCTAAACGGTACACGCCAAACTCATCAATGACAACAGGCAGAGTGGGAACCCTCACGAGGCCCCACATATCGCCCTTCGGATCGGGCGCATCCATCACGGGATGGACCGTCTCGAAACCGTTCTCATCGACCGTGACCGTCTCCCCCACCTGCGGGCGCTCCCAATCCATACATACCTGCAAGGTGTTGATAAGGTCAAGCTTCTTGGCTGCCGACTGCATGCGATACGGCTCGACTGGCCGATCCCGCTTGTACAGCTCTTCCTCCACCACGTCACCACCGGGCCCGGTCGCGTCAATGCGCGGGTAGTCAACGTGGTACTCCTTCGACTTCGCGATGATCAGGTCGTAAATAGACTCCCAAGGGACTTTTCGTAGCCGCTGGAAATCGACCGCGATCCACGGTTCCTTCGTAACGTCCAGCGTCCATCCGACAGTATAGTCATCCTTGCGACCAAGATCCCATGCCTGCACGTACTTGTGGTCTTCGAGGTAGTCCTGATGGACTGGCAGGCCGGGTCGGAACATGTTCTCTCGGGCGTCATGTGAAAATGCCAGACCGGAGAAGTCCACGAAGTCGCCATAGATCACCTGTGCTCGTAGGTTGGGGTCAGACGCAGTCAGCAGCTCATCGCGCATCTTGATGTCCGCTTCCGGCAGGAAGGGATTGTCGTAGATGGTGCCGCGCATCCCGTAGTAGCGCGGCGCGTGAGAAAGCGCTCGGGACGCATACCAGTAGAGGCCTTGACTCGAAATCCCCTTGGGCGTCCCGAGCAAGTCAAGGATACCACCACCAGCGAGGCGCATCATCAGCACCCCGTTCACCAACGACTTCAGGTCGTCGATGTAACCCGCCTCATCAAGCGAGATGTAGCGATACTCGAAGCCGTCAACATACTTCCCGCCGTCGTGCGCAGAACGAACGTTGACCTTGGAACCGTTGATAAGCGTGACAACAGGATACGGTGACTCCTTAATGTCGGCCACAAGAGGAGAGAACGTCTCGGACAGGGCGATCGACCGGACCATCTCGAAGACGATCTTCGCCTGCTCGCTTGAGTACGCGAGAGAGATCGTCTGGTAGGGTTTCTCCGCTGTCTCGATGAGGTTGACACCGCGCGGCTGGAACTTGGTGGCAGCAAACCACATATGCCGCATAGCAGTGACGGTACTCTTGCCGAAGCGGTTACCCGGCACCAACACGTTGATGGGGGCGAAGGCTTCCCGTAGCCATTTCCTCTGCCCGACATGGCGCTTCCACTCACCATCGACTCGTACCCGCGTCTTGGTGGGAAGAAGCGTATCGACGAAGAGGACCGGATCCCTCTTCGCACGCCGGAAGAACTTCCTAAGCGCCTTCGGCCCCTCATTCATGCAGATCCTTGGCCATATCGACCGCAAGCTCCGAGGGTGCCACCAGCTCTTCCTCCTCGTCCTCGATATCGTCCTCGTCATCGAGGTTCATCAGGGCATCCATCAGGGCCGTAGTCTTCTGGCCACGGGTCAGCCGCTCTTCAAGGTCGATGGCCTTCACCACCAGCTCCGCTGAGATCTTCCCGGTGTGCAGTTTGGTCATTCCGACAGAGATGATGGAGCGCAGGGCCTCGATGTTGTCTACCACCTTGACCTCGGGGGCCTCGCCGGGCTCAAGCGTGGCCATCTTGCGGTCGGTCATCCCCGGACGCTGCTCCATGTCCTTCGCGTCGTGCCACTCGGTCTTGTACAGGTGGCCTGAACGGTGCCGCAGCGACGCGCCCTTCGAGCATTGATAGCCCATCTCGGCCAACTGGTCCGAGATAGCCGCATCAGAGTCCCCGCTCTGGAACATCTTGTCCACGGCGACCGTGAGCGTGCCCAGATTGGACGGGTTCAGCTTGCAACGCGAGGTACAGTTGCCCTTCCACTCCCACTTCCCGGTCCTGCGATCGCGGCCCTTGCGGGACATCTCAGCGCGCTGCTCGATGAAGTGGACAGGCTCCCTACGGGGCACTACTCTTCGACCTCTTCGTACTTGGGCGCCTCCACCACACGAATGATCTCATCGGTGTACAGGCGAGGCCGGCAATTGACGCAGGACGGCACGCCATTCGCGTCGATAGTCGCAACGGCGACCCATTCAGCGCAGTGACCGCAGCGGGGACCGCGATCTACGGACTCTGATGTGGTGACTCCTCGACCTGAACGAAGGGCTCCGGTGTTGGCCATTCTGTTTCTCCCATGACATTCATATTCAGACAGATCCAACCGTAGCAGGGATTGTCTGAGTGGTCCATGCAGCAATGCTGAGCCGAGAAGGGGATAACGCTCATCTCATCAGCCGGATCTCCGGTGATGAGGTAGAAGTGGGGGGCTCCTTCGCACTGCGGACCTTCGTACGTGCTCATCAGGGGTGTACCCTCGAATTGCTTCATGCCCAGAGGATACAGGATTGACGGGTGAAAGTCCCACCTGCTATACTTACGTAGTCAAGTTCCCCAAGCAAAGGAAGCAAGATGCCCCTCAAGCTCCACACCAACCGGCCAATCAAGCGCAACAGGCGCTTCGCCGTCGAACCGACAGCAGATATCACCGGACTCCCCGCCTACAACAAGTCCAAGGTCAGTCTCACCGACAAGCAGGCGCGAAACTGGCGCGCGATGCGGGACGAGTTCTACTTCCGCAGCAACGTCAAGACCAAGTCCGCGATGTGCACGATGCTGGTCATCCACGCGCTCACCCGCGTCGATCAGGAGTGCGAAACCATCAAGTCAGCCGACCTGACCCCCTTCCTGAACAGGGAATACCCGATGGTAGTGTGGGACCCGGTGTCAGTAGGCAAGATCCTTGGCTCCATCGTGAAGGCAGCCGAGCTTGTGATGCACCCGGAGATCAACTGGCCCGAGCATTACGGCATCCCGGTCGAAAAGTACCGCAACGGCACTTCCGCGCACTACTACATGCGCCCGATCTTCTGGACCACAGCGTGGCTGAACGCGATGATGGACGAGCTTCGCCCAGAGGCCGAAAGGGAGCGCGACGAGCCCGGCTATTTCGCCACAACGGGCTCTTGGGGCCATGGTAACGCTGCGGATCCCGCGTTCAACGCCGGTCTGGCGGTCCAATCCAAGATGCGCCTGCAGAAGATGGCAGACGACGCGCTCGCGAGGGCGTATCCTGAGTCCTACGTGTGGGCCCGCAGCGAGGTGCGCTACAAGTGACCAGCGAAGGCCTGATGGCCAAGAACGAGATCATGCAGAAGTGGCACGACGTCATGGAAGACGTCACCAAGCAGATGATCGAGCAGGCTCACCAACAGGGAGTCAGGCCCGAGTGGCTGTACCCGAAGAAGATCATCACTACCGACACGGAGATCAGGATCCATTGGGGCTTGCGGCCCGATGTGGAGGCCGCATTGACCGTCTTCATGGAGGGTGGCTCAGCAGAACAGGCCGCGAAAGTGGGGGCTGCGGCCTCCGCGAAGTCCCTTGAGCAACTGGTACTTGATGACACAATCTGGGAAGACGATTGAGCGTATGGGATGGAACATAACCATGTAATGGACCAAGGTAGAACTGGCCCTCCCCTCGTGGGGGGGCTATTCTTATGGGAGTATCCAACGGAACGACCTCGGTGCGTGGGGGGCGGGGGGTGCTGTTTTGGCGCTTCCCCCTTCCAATACTTAGACGTACTGGCTCCAATACTGTAACAACAATAGAGTAGAAAAGTAGTGTAGTAGTAGAGAAGAGAGGAGAGTCGTGAGTGGAAAGTGCCCCGCCGTTACGCGTTGAGGTCGTTCCGTCGTTTACTGTCATAAGTAGCAAAGCGGTAAAACGGCCCCAAATTACCTCTCTCCTGTCGGTCGTAGCGGCCCTGTTGTGGACCATAGGGTCAAGACCGCACCGCAGCTCCCAGAGATCGGGCGCAAACCTCCGCTTCCAACCCCCGCAAACCTCCGCTTCCGACCCCCTAACCAGCGGTACCTAGTTTTACCCAGTGGTACGGCCAGAGTGGGGATTTTATGTGTGGGCTAGCCAAGGAAGAGAGAGGAGGGAGGTAAAGGGGGCAGGGGGTCCGGGGTACCGCTGTAGGTGGGGGGGCCTTGCATGTGCGCATGCAGACCCCGCCTCGCATGCAAAGCATGCAAGGCAGCAGTGCAAGGTAGGGCTGCGCCCTGCTTGCACATGCTAGGCTGCCCCGCTCGCTACGCTCGCGGTGCTTGCATGCTTGCAATGCACTGCGGTGCTTGCAATGCATGCATCGCATGCACACTCGCACGCTCGTGATGCATGCACCGCTCGCTGCGCTCGCAACGCTGCGCTAGCACGCAAGGGCCGGATGCACCAGCAAGACATGCTTGGTGGCAGTGCAGAGCGTCAACCTGTGGGGATATGGAGGCGCTAAAGCGCTAGTAAGTGCAGCCCGATGCGCTCGCTGGCGCTCACGCTCGCGCTCGCATGCCTGCAGGCAGCCCCTTGATGTGGCGGTCGCTGCGCTCCATGTTCTAGTGGGGCATGCCTGCGCTCACTTGCACGCCCTGCCCCTTGCGCGACCGGGCGGCGCTGGCGGACTAGGCCCTCTTGCAGGCCTAGATGCGCGTGTGGGCTGCCCTAGCGTCCTTGTAGAGTGCCGCGCCCACGGGGGAGGCTTTGCGGGTCTCATGTCGCGCTCAGCGTCCCAGCAGGCGCCCAGCATGCACGCGGTCCCAGCCTGCTCGAAGATGAGGGCGTAGTCGGCGCTGGCACGACCGTCACAGCCGGATATCACGCATGGCTGCGAGCCGCGCTTAGGCTCACCCGCAGTCGTGTCGAAGACTGCGACCACGGCGAGGGCATCGTTCTGATTGCCCATGGCACGCACCTCCTAAGGCAGCGGCATCCCGGCAGCAAGGAACAGGCGCACGCGGACGACGATGACGGCTGGCCCGCACCCCCGTCCAAGGCGATTTGCTTTACGGTCGGCTGGCGCCGCCCTACAAATCGTGGCTGCTGGGGCGTCGAGAAACTTTCGCGGCTCCCCCGGATGTTGACAGACGCGATGCTGCTCGTGCCTCGCACATACGCTTACTGTCAACATCCTCCTCCACCGCGAAACTTTCTCTCCTACCGCAGCCATTGTCTAAGCTAGCCTCGTACCTCGGCTTGCTTAGCCAACCTTGGACGGGGGCACGGGCCTGCCGTCAGCGACGACTGCGTCGCCGGTTGTTCTCGCAGCCGGGACGCCACAGCCTTAGGAGGCACGCGCCATGACCAACCAGAACGACGCCCTCGCCGCGTTCGCAGACTTCAACAAGACTGCGCGCAAGCCCAAGCCCGGCTCACAGCCCTGCATGATCTCCGGCTGCGACGGCCGCGCCAGCGCCGACTACGTCCTCACCTTCAAGCAGGCCGGGACCACGCACAAGCTGGGCGTCTGCTGGAACGCCGAGCGCCACATGGAGATCCGCGACGCCTCCCCCGAGGGCGCGGCACTCCACAAGAACGCTATGGCAGTCCTCACGCGCATCAAGGCCAGCAAGCGGTCCTAGTCCCCCAGCCCCGCCCGGTCCCGCAAGGGGCCGGGCTTTCGCATGTTCGCGCAGGCACGCTGGGGCGGGGCTGCCTGCAGGCATGGCTGCTGCATTGCCCGCTGCGCGGGTGGTGGCTCGCTGCGCTCGGTCCTGCGGACGGCCAGGCGGCGCCTGCGGCGCAAGTCAAGCACGCGCAAGCGCGTGGAGCACTGCGTGCGGCGTGGTAGGCCGCTTCGCGGCAGGGCGTCGCGGCTGGCGCCGCGTCCCGCTCGCTGCGCGAGCTGACACGCTCCGCGTGTCGTGGACCGGGGGGCAAGTTTCGCTGGCACGAGCGCACTGCCTCGGGCGAGTAGGAAGATGGAACATCGGAGTTTGGTTGTGATGAATAATCCCCCCTGTCTTCCCATCGTCAATCGCGGGTCAAGGGGTGCATTTCGTCCAAAGCATTTTGGTAACCCCTTGACTCCGCGTTTG